GTCGAGACCCTGCGCCCCGACGTGCACTGGGCCCGCATCCCCGACCCCGCCTGGCCCCACCCCGCCGGCCGGCCCGTCATCGACATCGCGCGGCCGCAGGTGGCGGCGCAGGAGGCTGCTTGATATGACAACCAACGATTGGCTGAACGACGCTGCCGTGTGCGCGTGGATGGCGCAGCCGGTGGCTACTGCTTGCGGGAGCGCGCCGACTCGATCATCTCGAGCCCGGTTGCCAGGTCTTCCAGCATCTTTGCGGCCATGGGCGATGCGCCTGGCCGGCTGGCTGTTGCGCGCAGGCCTTGCGCTACGCGCGGCAGCGCTTCGGGGTTGACGGCCATCGTGCTGATGACCACTGCGCGCAAGACCTCTTGCACCAGGTTGAGAACCTCGAGCTGGTCTTTTTTCATGGGCGCCCTCCTGTTGGCGTTGTCTGGTGTAGGAGCCGCCAGCGTACACCGGGCAGGGCGCCCGCCCTACTTTGCAAGCCTTGAACATGGCCGCCATGGTTGCGCAGGCGCCAGGGCGGGCACTGAGCACACGCAAGGGCTGAGCTGATGGCAGGGCAACGAGTCTCTAGAGAGGCCGCCGCCGGCCGCGCGCTGCCCAATGGCCGCAAGGTGGTGCAGTTTGAGGCGCGCATCGGCAACCTGTACCTCACCCGCATGGGCCGCGTGTGCAAGCTGCTGCGCATCGAGCCGGCCACGGCCGACCGAGCCGACCGGCTGCTGGGCTTTGGCTACGTCGATGAGCACAACGTGGTGCTGCGCCAAGGGCCCACGGTGGACGGCTTTGACATGCACGAGCGCGTGGCCAGCCGGCTGCTGACGAGGGTGGGCGCGCCGTGAACCCGCAAGACGTGGTCGGCCAGATGCTGGCAGCAGGGCTGGAGGTGCCGCCCCTGCCGCTGGACCTGACCGGCCGCGTGCGCCGCTTTGGCCCGAAAAAGACGCACTGGTATCGCCTGCGCGAGGTGCGCACCGATGCCGGCACCTTTGTGGTGACGGGCAGCTTTGGCAACTGGCGCGGCCAGGAGAGCCACCGCGTGGAGGTGGACTGGCAGGGCATCAGCCAGGCCGAGCGTGAGGCGCTGCAGGCCCGCCGCCAGGCGCAGGCCGAGGCCGACGCCCGGGCCCGTGCCGCCGCCGCCGCCCAGGCCGCCATGACGGCCGCCGAGCTGTGGGCCAGCGCCGCGCGTGAACCGTTTGGCCCCGTGCCCTACCTGCAGCGCAAGGCCGTGCAGGCTGAGGGCTGCCGCTACCTGCGCGACGGCTCGATCGTCATCCCGCTGCTGCGCTATGACCTGCCGCGCGACCAGGCGCTCAAGGCGCTGCAGGTGATCCGCCCCGATGGCAGCAAGCGCTTCACCCGCGGCTTTGAGAAGCCGGGCTGCTGCCTGCGCCTGGGCCATGTGGTGGTGGGCGAGCCGCTGCTGATCTGCGAGGGCTGGGCCACGGGCCTGAGCCTGCGCATGGCGGTGGACCGCAAGCTGCCCGTCTTCGTGGGCCTGGACGCGGGCAACCTGTTGCACGTGGCGCAGCTGCTGCGCGGCCTGCACCCGCACAGCCCGCTGCTGATCTGCGCCGACGACGACTGGCGCACTGAGGGCAACCCCGGCCGCCTGAAAGCGCACCAGGCCAGCCGTGCGGTGGAGGACTGCCACTACACCTGGCCGATCTGGGCCCGCATGCCCCGCGGCCCCAAGGACACGGACTTCAACGACCTGCACTTGAGTGCAGGCCTGGGCGTGGTGCGGCGGCAGCTGCGGCACGCGTTCTATGTACTCGGCTCGGAAATCCTCACGGAATCGCTGAATGTCGCAGCCTGACAACGTCATCCGAATGGCAGAAGAACCTCCCACCCCACCGGCCGGCGCAAACGCGCCCAGCGAGGGGGGAGGGGGCCTGCATGAGCTGCTGTCGCAACTGGTGCGCATGGCCGGCGTGGAGGGCAAGCGCCCGCGCGCACCCGCACCAGGCCGCCCGCGCAAGGCCCGCATGGCCAACCCGGGCGCGGTGGGCCGGCTGCTGGAGAGCTTTGCGCTCATCTACGGCACGCAGACCGTGTGGGACGACGAGACGCGGCGCATCGTGCCCGTCAACGCCCTGCGCCTGGCCATGACGAATGACGCCGTGAAGGCCTGGCTCAACAGCCCGGAGCGGCGCATGGTCAAGCCCGAGGAGCTGCAGTTCGAGCCTGGGCGCGAGCTTGAGGCGCCCTGCATCAACCTGTTCGACGGCTTCGAGATGCAGCCCAAGAAGGGCGACTGCCGCGCCATCATCGAGCTGCTGCAGTACCTGTGCGGCGAGAGCGCGGCCACGCCCGAGGGCTGCGCCGAGGTGTGCGCCTGGGTGCTGCGCTGGCTGGCCCTGCCGCTGCAGCGCCCGGGCGCCAAGATGCGCAGCGCGCTGGTGTTCCACGGCCCGCAGGGCGCGGGCAAGAACCTGCTGTTTGAGATCGTGGCCGGCATCTACGGCAAGTACGCCCTGGTGGTGGGGCAAGACCAGCTGGAAGACAAGTTCAACGACTGGGCCAGCATGAAGCTGTTTCTGATCGGTGACGAGGTGGTGGCGCGGGCCGAGCTGTACCACCACAAGAACAAGCTCAAGAGCTTCATCACGGGCGAGACGATCCAGATCAACGCCAAGATGATGCCGCTGCGCACCGAGTCCAACCACTGCAATGTGGTGTTCCTCAGCAATGAGCAGCAGCCCCTGGCCCTGGAGCCGGGCGACCGCCGCTACATGGTGGTCTACACCCCGCCGCGCGATGAGCAGGGCCTGTACGCCCGCGTGGCGCAGTGCCTGGCCAACGGCGGCGCGCAGGCGTTCTATGAGTTTCTGATGACGCTGCCGCTGGACGGGTTCGACGAGTTCCAGATCCCGCCCATGACGCGGGCTAAGGCCGACCTGATCGAGCTGGGCCTGCGGCCGCATGAGCGCTTCGTGCGTGAGTGGGTGGCAGGTTATCTCCCCCTCCCTCTGAGGGTTTGCAGCACCGAGCAGCTCTACCGCGCCTTTCAGCGCTGGGCCCAGGCCACTGGTGAGCGCTTTCCACCGGCGCAGGTGGTCTTCAGCAAGGGCGTGGAGAAGGCGGCCAGGGGCAAGCTGCGCTGCCACAGCGTGAAGCTGGACCAGGGGCAGAACGGCAAGCAGGCCATCCGCGTGTGGATACCGGGCGAGGCCGGGCCGCCAGACGGCCAGACCATGGGCGAGTGGGCCAAGGAAAGCTGCGCGGCCTTCGAGAGCGACATGGCGCGCTTCAGCCGGCACTTTGGTGGCAGCAAGAGCGAGGACGGCGACACATGACACGCCCCAACGGTTACGCGGGTTGCGCGGCGGTTGCGCGGCGGTTGCGCCGCAAACCCGCGTGGTTACGTGAGTTACGCGACTTTCGCGCGCACGCACACATGAGCAAAACACCCAAAGTGTTTTTCCACCAGCAACCTCTTAACGCGGGTTTTCGCGTAACTCGCGTAACCACGGGCATATGTCGCGCAACCACTCGCGCAACCACCCCGCAACCAACACCCCCATCACGTAACCAAACCATGAGTGAGAAGAAGAAAGGCGGGTTGAGGGATGAGATGCCTGGTGCTGCGGCTTTGGTGGACGAGCTGCGCCAGGTGTTTGGCCAGGCCTGGGTGGACGCCGCGCTGCGCGAAGGCCTGCGCCTGCAGCGTGAGCACGCCAGGCGGGCCGCAGACCAGGGCCAGGCTGCTGCAGACCAATGGCTGGACGCACAGCCCCATCAGGCCCCTGCGCTGCGTGTGAGCGAAGGCGGCGCGGTGGTGGGGGCGCTGGCGGGTAACAGGCCGGCCAGGCTGGCCAGGCCAGGCCGAGGAGTACGGTGATGGACATCCGTGTCAACGTGGACCTGCCCGCCTTGCGCCGCATGTTCTCGGGCCTGGAGCGCCAGGTGGACTTCGCCACCGCGCAGGCCCTGACCGCTACGGCCAAGAACGTGCAAGCCGCCATCCCATCGGGCCTGGAGCAAGCGCTGGACAAGCCCACGCCTTTCACCAAGGGCGCAGAGGAGGGCCCGCGCGCCAGCACGTTCATCCGCGCTGCACGGCGCAACAAGCTGGTGGCCGAGGTGGTCTTCAAGGGCCGCCAGGCTGAATATCTGCGCTACCAGGTCGAAGGCGGCGAGCGCAAGCCTAAGCGCAAGGCCCTGCGGCTGCCGGCCGACATTGCGCTGGACGCCTACGGCAACATTCCGCGCGGCACCATCGCCAAGCTGCTGGCCGTGGCCAGGCGTGAGCAACGGCTGGCCAAGCGCACATCTCGAACCATCCGCGTCAGCCGTGACGTGGAGATCTTTTACGGCGACCCCACCGAGGTGGGCCTGCCCGACAGCCCGCCCGGCATCTACAAGCGCGTGCGCCTGCCTGACGGCCGGGGCCGGCTCATTCCGTTGATCGTCTTCCCGCAGACGACGGCCACCTACCGCAAGCGCGTGGACCTGCATGCCATCGCCCAGCCCGCAGTGGACCGCAACTTCCAGCGCAACCTGGTCAACGCACTGCGCGAGGCGCTGCGGACAGCCCGATGAGCCTCGACCACCCCACCCCCCGGTCTGGGTCCTCCCTGGAAGGTGCAACGCGGGTCATTCGCGATCGCGTTTTTTCGCTAGTCGGTCCCGCGCGGACTTTGTACGGCTGAAGGTGCGCTGATGCCTGTCGGTACGGTCCAGCTCATCACCCAGGCCGAGTACGCCCGGCGGCGCGGCTGCACCGAGGGCGCGGTGCGGCGCGCGGTGCGCGATGGGCGGATCAGCCTCATCAACGGCAAGATCGACCCTGTGGCCGCGGACGCGCAGTGGGCGCGCAACACGCGCGTGCGGGCGGGCAGCCGGGCCACCGACGACGTCAACCTCAGCGGCAGCGGCAGCACCGGCGGCACCGCCGCTGGCGACGATGACGACGATGAAGACAACGCCGCCGGCTATTGGAAGAGCCGCGCCAGGCGCGAGCGGGCCGAGGCCGAGCTGGCCGAGCTGAAGCTGGCCGAGCTGCAGGGCCAGCTGGTGCGCGCTGATGACTGGGCCGCAGCCCTGGCCAAGCGCGCCGCCGCCTTCCGCGAAGGCCTGCTGCAGATCCCCGCCCGCCTGGCGGCGCAGCTGGCCGCCGAGACCGACCAGGCGCGCATCCACGGCCTGCTCGAGGACGAGCTGCGCCAGGTGATGTCACAGCTCACCGCCGCCACCTGACGCATGGGCGCCCGCGACCTCCCGCACCAGCTCGTTGACGCGCAGCAGCGCGTGGACGAGGTGCTGCGCGAGTTCGCGGCCATGCCCGCGCGCATCGGCGTGGCCCAATGGTCCGAGCGATCCATCATCCTCAGCGCCAAAGACAGCGCCGAGCCCGGCCCCTACCGAAGTGCCCGCACGCCCTACGCCAGCGAGCCGATGGACTGCCTCAGTCAGCACAGCACCGTGGAAGAGGTGGTGCTGATGTGGGGCGCGCAGACCGGCAAGACCCGCATCGGCTCCAACTGGCTGGGCTACCTGGTCGACACCAACCCCGGGCCGGTGATGATCGTGCAGCCCACGATCGACATGGCCAAGCGCTACAGCCGCCAGCGCCTGGCGCCGATGATCGAGGAGAGCCCCGCGCTGCGCCGCAAGGTGCGCGAGAACCGCAGCCGCGACGACGCCAACACCACGCTGCTCAAGGAGTTTGCCGGCGGCTTCATGGCCGTGGCCGGCGCCAACAGCGCCGCGGGCCTGCGCTCCATGCCCGTGCGCGACCTGTTTCTGGACGAGATCGACGGCTACCCGATTGACGTGGACGGCGAGGGCGACCCCATCAAGCTGGCCGAAGCCCGCCAGTCCACCTTCAGCCGCCGCAAGCGCCTGCTCACCAGCACGCCCACCACCAAAGACTTCAGCCGCATCGAGGCCCGCTACCTAGCCAGCGACCGCTGCCGCTACCACGTGCCCTGCCCGCACTGCGCCGAGCTGCAGCCACTCGACTGGGGCACCGACAAGCCGCACGGCCTGAAGTGGGACCGCGACGCCGAAGGCCGCGCCCTGCCTGACTCCGTGCGCTACGTGTGCCGCAGCTGCGGCGCCGAGATCCGCGAGCACCACAAGCCCGCCATGCTGGCCGGTGGCCGCTGGGTGGCTGAGAACCTCGGCGCCGCTGCCGGGCGCATCCGCGGCTTTCAGCTCAGCAGCCTCTACAGCCCGCTGGGCTGGCTGAGCTGGGCCACGCTGGTCACCGAGTGGGAGACCGCCGTCAACGCCAGCCGCACGGGCGACATCAGCCTGCTGCGCGTGTTCGTCAACACCCGCCTGGCCGAAACCTTCGAAGAGCAGGGCGACCGCGCCGACGAGCACGCCCTGCGCAAGCGCGCGGCCGACATCCCGCTACGCCAGGTGCACTGGGGCCACTTCGTCATGACGATGGGCGTGGACACCCAGGGAGACCGCCTTGAGGCCTACCTCTGGGCCTGGGGCCGTGGCATGGAGCGCCAGCTGGTGGACCGCGCCGTCTTTTACGGCGACCCCGGCCAGGGCGAGCAAGAGCCCGGCAGCCCGTGGGCGCGCCTGACCGAGTACCGCCGCACGCCGGTGCTGCACGCCAGCGGCCGGCCCGTGCCGCTGCTGGCCTGCATGATCGACTCGGGCGGCCACCACACCCAGGCTGTGTACGCCTACACCCGCGCCCACCAGCACGCGCACGTCTACGCGGTGAAGGGTCAGAGCCAGGCCGGCAAGGCCATCCTGGGCAAAGCCACCGACCAGGACGTGTCCTGGCGCGGCACCAAGCTCAAGGGCGGCGTCAAGCTGTTCCCCATCGGCACTGACACCGCCAAGGCCGAGATCTACGGCCGCCTGCGCAACGAGGCGCCCGGCCCCGGGTATGTGCACTTAAGCCGCCACCTGCCGCCCGAGGTCTTTGAGCAGCTGACGGCCGAGCGCCTGGTCACCAAGTACGTCAAAGGCCGCCCGCGCCTGGAGTGGGTCAAGCCCGCCGGCCGCCGCAACGAGGCGCTGGACTGCGCCGTCTACGCCCTGGCCGCCGCGCACCTGTCGGGCATTGACCGCTGGAAGGAGGGCGACTGGGCCAAGTGGCAGCAACGGGTGGAAGAGCGCAGCCTGTTCGACCAGGTCGAAGCGCCGGCCCCGCAGGCGGCCACCAACGCCGCGCCAGAAAGCCCGCCCGCACCGCCACCATCGCCGCCGCTGCTGGCCGCCCCGCCCAGGCCAGCCGCCGTGCCGCTGCCGCCCATCCCAGCCCCGCGCCCGCGGTTCTCCATCAACTACAAGCGCTGAGCCGCCGCCATGCCGAAGCCCAAGCCGCCCACCTATCGGCCCGCCGCAGCGCAGCAGGCACCCGCCCCGCAGCCGCTCCAAGAGCCCCCGCGCATGCCCTGGGACGAT